CAACCGCGATATCCAAGAAATCTTCAAAGACATTAAGGCAGAAACCGAAATGATTAAAAAGGACGGACTTGACTGGATGCTGAAGGCAAGCCCACAAAATGAGGGAATTTCAACCGATAGAGGTAAAGATGATGACGATAAAGACTGACCCGGCGCAATGCCGGGTTTTTCGTACCCGGGCACTGGAAACCGGAATAAAGGAGCGAACCTTCAAGTTTGAGCGCGCTCAAGAGACAAATGAAGAAAATCGCACTATGCGAATTTCTGTGGCTAGCGAGTACCCGGTCGATCGATGGGGCGACAAGGAAATCCTGAGCCATTCCCCGGGAGCGCAAAAAATCGGAGAAAGGCAGCAATCTATGCCGCTTCTCTTTAACCACAAACCCGACAACATTATCGGTGTCGTGGAATCTCTCACCCAAGAAGGAAAGAGAACCTACGCAAACATCCGTTTTGCAAAAACTCCGGAAGGAGAAAAAGCCTTTTCTTTGGTCAGAGAAAAAATTCTGACAAACGTCTCTGTCGGTTATGCGGTGAACAAATATGAGTTGGATACCACCTCGGATGTTTACCGCGCGATCGATTGGGAAATTATGGAAGTTTCACTGGTATCCATCCCTGCCGACCCAACAGTCGGAGTTTATAGATCTTTAACCACATTGGAGAACAACCAAATGGCATTACCTGCTACAACAAATACCAAACATGCTGCTCCCGCAGCAAACCACGCTGAATCCCCTGTCCAGCAAACAAGAGAGGCTCCGGGTTCTCAGACTGCTCCGGCCCCCGTCACGATTGACGTTCATGGCATTGAAAGACGAGCCGCTGAAGCAGCCGTTGAAAGAGTTCGGGCAATTCAGACCATGTGCCGCGATTTTGATATCAGCGACTCCGACGCCGATCGTTTCATTCGCAGCGAGCAATCCCTCGACCAAGTCAGAGCGGCAGTGATGGATCAATTAAAGAGCCGTAGAGCCACACCTGCAGCTTCTCAATCCAGAGCTGTCGGCATCGACTTCAACTTAGGCTTGTCCCCGCAGGAAAGACAGCGCTATTCCCTGGTTCGAGCCATTAACGCCTACTGCTCCGGTAATTGGAATAACGCCGGCTTTGAAAGAGAAATCAACCAAGAGCTCTCTAAGAGAATGGGACGTTCCTCTCAAGGCTTTTTTATGCCGACAGACCTTCCCTTCTACGGAACTCGCGATGCAGGATACAGCGCAGGATCCGCGGTCGACGGCGGCAATACTATCGCTACAGACCTTTTGGCCGGTTCCTTCATTGATATGCTGCGCAAGAGATCTATTGTTTTGAGTCTCGGCGCTACCTTCCTTACCGGCTTGCAAGGCAAAGTTGAAATTCCTCGCCAGAGCGAAGCAACAACTGCCCAGTGGATTCCTGAAAACGGCACAGTTACTCCGACCAATGCGAAGTTTGACAAGATCGCACTCAACATGAAGACGATCGCTTCTAAGACCTTCATGAGCCGCAACCTTATCCTTCAGAGCTCGATCAACATCGAAAACTTCGCTCGCATGGAATTGATCCGCAGTTTAGCTGAAGGTATTGACCAGGCAGCGCTCTATGGAACCGGCGCTAACAATCAGCCGACAGGGATCGCCAACTATACAGGCATCAACGAAGTTGTCGGCGGCGAAAACGGTGCTCCGTTGAGCTTCGATCATCTGATCGAAATGGAAACGCTCGTGGCAGAAAAGAATGCCGACGTGGCCAATATGACTTACTTAGCAAATGCCCGCACAATCGGCTGGCTCAAGCAGTTAAAGAACCGCGATGGCGGCTATTTATGGAAAGCCATCACCGAC